ACCCATTGTAGTAGGGACGGCTTTCTGCGTGCCATACTGCACGTAGAGTCCGTCATTGTTCATCCAAGAACCCGCAACCATTGTTATTCTCCTTTATTAGCTAGGCACAACAGTGGTGCTGGTGAGGACAGTGACCATATTCTCTGGCCGATAGAGCTTGAAGCCCCATTCAGCAATAGTCAGGTATTCCCACTGTTGGAGATCTTTGTTGAACTCCGAGTACACAGTTGGATTCTGACGGAAGCCACCGATCCAGGGACAGGTGTCACCGGGGGTAGCAGAGAAGAAGTAGTTAGCCACACCGTTGGTAACAGCCACAGTCGAGATCGTTTCCGAAGCAATTGCCGGGAGGTAATTGGATACGTAACCGTCAAAGCCGAAGACATTAAAGCGGAACTTGAAGCCCGTGATAATACCGTCAGTAGCTACGCTCGACCACATTTGCTGCGGAGAGAGTAGATTGACCATATTAGCCTGGGTGGCAAGAGTGTAGGCAACCGTTGGGTCAACTACCGCACACAGATTCGTCAGAGGAACGTTAGCCTTTTGAAGGGCGAACTGAGCCTTGGCGAAGTCGGCGAGGACCATGGACTGACCAGTACCATGAGCGACCCACCGGTGATCTGCTGTGTTGATAGTGTTGGGGTTAGATGCAGTTTGTCCAGAATTCGCCTTAGCGAAAATGTTGGTCTCCACTGCTTCCATGAGGGCACGATGCTGACGCGGCACGAAGGCAGCGATAACATCGGAGCTGTAAAAGCTGTCACGCTTAAACTTCTCCGAGATGGCGTTAGCAGAGTACTTGTAGTTATCAAACGAGAACTGGAAGTTACCAGTATCCATTTGATTGTACTTAACGGCTTGATTTTCATTGAAATCAGCAGTTTCTGCTTCACCAATCGAAGGAATATTAATCGTGTAGCCATCAGGGAAGTCCTGAAGAACACGGACAAACTTCATAGCATTCAATTCGTCGAGCAGGAGCTCCTTGATCTGGCGTGACCAGAGCTGAGTCCTTACAAGGAATTGATTGTTCATGTCGGTAAAACCGGCCATAAAGTTATCTCCTTAAGATTGTATTAGTCCTCCGGCATGCCGAAATCCTTGCCTAGGGCCTGGAAATCAGCGTCCATTTGGACAGCGATTTTGGGATCTAGATACAATCTTGGATTAGTCTTCTTAAGTTCTTGATAGTAGTTCCAATCCCTCTTAGGAGTATGTGGTGCAAAGCTGGTCTGGCGTTGATTACTGCGTGGAGGTGTCTGAAAACTACTACCCTGATGAGATTGCTCCTCCATTCCAAAGGTCTTAAGAAAGACACTAGGATGGGTTTTAGCAAGATCATCTACGAACTGTTGGTCGAGTCCAAGAGTATCCATTCGTTGTTTAAGAGCTGTATTAGCGTTATCGCCAAAGTGTTCTCTTAATTTGCCTTTGATGAAATTGAAGTTCTCTGTTTGCTTGTTCGTCTTCTCCCTTGCGGTGAGCTTCTGTTCAAGCAGAGTTTCAATATCTTCCGGCTTTAAGGAGGGCTGGTTTACGTTATCCCTATTGGTGTCTTGGGTCGTACCCGTGTCGCCTTTGAGTAATGCTTCTTGTCGAGCAATTAACTCTTGCAACGAGGCCTTCGCTGTGGATTCTTCGCGTAATGCTAGATAATCCTTCCTGATATCATCCATCCTTGCGGTTAAGGTTTTAATGTAGATATCAGATTCGACCTTAGCTTCTAAAACTTCTTCTGGAGTTTTTTCTTTCCATTTAGCTGTTAGAGCATCGCGGTCTGCAGTGTGGTCAACTGTGTCTTCTGTTAGGCTGTCAGCCATGTATTAGTCCTTGTCAGGTTTTATGAGAGTTCCCACCATTTTTAAAGCAGCTTTGAAACCATTGGTGTGAGCTTGCTTGTAGTCCCAATTCGGTGAGTCGTATATCTTGGAACTTATTTCTGAGGACTCTAGAGCTGTCTTCTCTTCGTCCATTAATTCTTGTAATCGTTCGAAAACTCCACGAGAGCCTTTAAACTGATTCTTAAATCTTGTTATCTCTTCTTCTGTCTTTAGATTCTTAGTCCATGCGCCAATCATTGAGTTCCTAATGTTCCGGTCGGAGTTGCCCCTGATCTAGGGTTATTTTGGAGTCCAAAGCCAGGCTTTACGCCAGGAGACGGGGGCGGAGGGGCGAAGTCCCCTTGAGAGTTGACGTCATAATCTCCTCCCATTCCTGTAGCTGTTCCCATCTCTTGATGAAGTTGTTCTTGTAAAGATTGTACCATGCGCTGGCCGTCGGCTTGCTCAGCGAGGCTAATGTAGGGCGTAACCACTCCGTAATCTTTGAGGTCGAAGGTCTGCTCGAGAATTTTTGCCAAGATAATTCCGGAGAAGTGAGGCTGGACAGTAGGCCATAAGCCGGAGCCCGTAAGTGCTGTGAGATTTTGGACCAATTCAGCTTGCTCAGCAAAGTGGCGTGCTCCAATTGGCTTAATTCTACCAACTCCTGTGATGTCATCGACGGTGAGATTCTGGAAGGTAACTGTTTTGAATTCATCGTTAAATACCTTAATAGAGTTAATACCGGTCATATTACGTCTAGCAAGTTCAAGCATGAAGTTCAGAAGCTGTTCTAGAAGCTCTGAGAATTGGAATATCTTATTCTGAAAGAGACGGGAAGAGGCGTTCTCTAGACGTTGTACTTCGTACTTCGTTTTCTCACCCGGCGAGCGGATTCCCATGGCTTCCCTGGGGGCGCCTGCCATCTCTTCCATTTGGGTTGCTAGATTGCCAATCTCCATGTTGGATTGCATAATCTGCACCTCTGGTTGAACGAGCTCAACATCTCCTTCATCGGAGACAAAGATCTTTTCACCAGGTTGCCAAACGTAGTCTTCAACAAATCCCTTGACCTTCTGCACAGGATACGTAACAAGATCCCAGATATCGGCCTTCATATTCTCGACATGATCCATTCGGTATTGCATACCGACTAGATTATCGAGAGGACCCATACCCCAGAGGTTGTCTTGTTTACGTCTCCACGGAGAATGGACAATCGGAGGATAACCAAAGTAAGAAGGATTAGGTTTGTTGCCGATTAATTTATGACGGTCAACTACTGTAATAACACGATTCTTTTCGAAAGTATCCTCATACGGATCGTACCAGTCACCGTAGAAGGTTAGGACTTCAACAGTATCAGAAAGAAGATAAGCCCTGAAATTGGTAAACCCGTCCATAGCGTATAAGCGATCCTTCTGGATCCAGTCGCCTTGGAATTCTCTGGCATGGAATCTTATCTCTCTTAGATACTTGTATAGTTCTTTGTATTCTTCTTGATTTTCATCATTGCTCATCCTGTCGAGAAGATCTCGAAGCTCTCCGAGGGAGATGATGCTTCTGATAATCTTAGGAGAAGAAATGAAATTCTCTGTCGTTGGATTGAATACGATATCCAACGGAGAGATACGACGAATGGCAGGACCAACGTATCCGACTTGTGTTTTATCTTTTTGTTCGGTTCTTTGGTCTACCCATTCGACTGTGCCAAAGCAATTGCCAAAATCTATATAATCTTGGATGATCTTCTCAACTTCACCCTTAAAGGTGGGTTGTTCGATAGCCCAAGTCATGTAGTTGACAATGGCGTCTTTCTTGGCCATGTCGTTGCTGTCTTTATTATCCGCTTCCCATACCAACCACTTCCGCTTAGGAAATAGCGTAGCTATGTAATTGGCGAATAGATTGTCCCTAATCTGACAAAGTTTAGGAATTGTAGTCTTATTCTTCCAAGGAAGCTGGGCGTTAGTTGTCTGGGTTGTGTCCGTAGCATACACATACCGTCTAACTTCTTCCCAGTCATTCTTCTTGACGTTTCGGAGACTTTCCCATTCAACATACTTTTCAGTAAGCCTTGTAGCGAGGAGATCTGGAGAAATAACATTCTCCAGTGTCATAACCTTACCGGTCATGCTACACCGCCGAATTTATTATGAAATTGATACGTAGGTTGTGTTTGTTTTCTCATATTGAAGTAATTTATTGGGGCAGTTGCGAAATCAATCGCAGAAGCCAACGCATCCTTTACGTCATCGTGGGCGGGATTGGTGAAGAGGAGTTCTTCCTCTAGAACTTGAGTGTTTCCACTAGGATAGTGCCAAATCTGTCTGTTGGCATATCTGGGCTCTAGAACTGAGAATATACGTTCTTGCTTAGAGCCTTCCCAGCGAGAAGGTCTGAATTCATCGATAGAAAGAGACAACCCATTCTTACGAATGTAGTTATCCTTCAGATCTTCGACGATAGCCTTCTGAGCTACTGAGACTTCACATCTAATTTTACGGAATCCCCATTTCTCGTACAATCTTAGGATGTGTGAGAAGTACTCGGAAATCTTATCAGTCTTGAACCGATCTATTTCCATAATATAATAATTGTGGCTCCCATCGACGCCAAGAACCACAATGCTAGTATAGTCCGCCGTTCTAGTTGTTGAGTAAGCGAAATCGACCGCTGCAACAACATTAAGGCGCTCACGTTTGAAAAACCAGTGGTAGTCTCTGTGGGAGAGATAGTTTGCGTCGTAGTATTGAAAGAGGTCCCGTTGTATGGGGGAAGAATCAACGTCGTGGGGGTCGTTGTAGTATTGAGCGCGGAAATGGACTTTATTGAGATATTGGGCGCGCTTTGTTGCGAGGATGTCGGCGTCGAAGCCGAACCACTTGCCGTCTGATCTTTGTTGTCTTGGCCAGAGAAATTGCCCTGATCCGTCTCCTGCTGTTTCAACAGGATACTCCTTACTTTCGAATAAAGGTTCCGAAGACTTTCGGTTACCGTTTTCATCATACTCGTCTATTTCCATTTCGAGTAAGCTAGCGTACAGGTCTTTAGGGTGATACCGTGTACCAACAACCCATTCTCTAGCCTCTACAGTCTCAATGGAAGATAGAAGGCCATATTGATCAATTACCTTTTGTCGTCCTTCTTCGAGGTACGCATTGTTCGAAACCACCACGTCATCAAGAACGGCAATATCACAGTGCATACCAACAATATTCGAAGTAAGACCTGCAGTGAAGATCGAAGGATCCCGGATAGATTCTGCACGACGTCTAGGGTCATCAAGTGATATTTCCCTCTCAGTCCACTTCTCGCGCTTAGCTTCTTCTTTGTTTACCATATCAGGCCAGTACAAACGATACACATCGTCTGTGAATATGTCCTTGATAAACTTCAGCTGCTTAGTAGCTAGATTACTTGTAGACGAAATATATAGTACCCTGAGGGTAGGGTCTTTAGTAAGTTCCCAGGCCACACGGTACGCGATTAATGCGGACTTCATATGATCTCTAGGAAGAAGTAGCAATGAATGCGGTTTAGCGCCTTTGCTGGTCCACCATGAGATTACTTCCCTGTGGATATTTCCTAGTACTCTTTTCGGATGTACTAAATTGATGAAGCTTTCTAAAGAAGCTTCGGCCTCTCTTCGACGTTCTGCACGTCGAATTTGAAGGTCTGATATAGGTCTTGCCATTAGACGTTAATCGTCACGAACTGACCTGGAGCATTAAGGCCTGTAGTTTGAATATTGAGACTTCCATCAGGAGCTTGTCTGTTTACGCCGACCGCAGGCGAAGAGACTGCCATTGCTCCACAAGGATGAATGATAGGGGCTGGGTTTGTTCCAGGAGATAGAATTACGTTTAAAAACCCTTCGGCAGCATATAAATTCACTTTAGACAGTCCATCGACTACACGAACATTTCGTGAGCCATCGGGAGCGTACATTCCGCTGTTAGCCATTAGTTACTCCTAGTTGGGGAAATGAGCCCATCTTTAGCTGCGTTACGCACGCGAATATCCCAGAGATCATTACTGATTCCGGTAAAGCGTACATCGTCGTGACGTTCGTGGTATTCTAATTTGTCGACCAATACTTTTTCCGTCAATCCTATTCGCTCGTAAACCATATGACGAATACCAGAGAATTGTCCCGACAACCACCACGTTAAAGAAGAAACGGCAGATACTATAGTGAAGATAATACCTAGCGTAGCCCAGTCAGTATTCACTTATACCCCTTAACCTTCTTGTCTTTCTTTTTGTCTTTCGCAGAACCTTCTTTAATTCCACGTTTCTTATCCC